CGAGACCCTTGATTGGAATGGGAACGATGTTATGGGAAAAGCCACAATCCTGGATACTCCTATGGGTAAGATCGTCGAAGGTCTTCTCGAAGGTGGCGTAGGACTGGGCGTTTCGACTCGTGGTATGGGAAGTTTAGTGCAACAAAATGGCGCAATGATGGTAAAGGATGATTTTCTTCTTAACGCCATCGATATTGTTCAAGATCCCTCCGCACCTGGAGCATTCGTTAATGGGATTATGGAAGGTGTTGAGTGGGTGTGGAACAACGGCATTATTGAAGCACAAACAATTGAAAAAATGGAGACTGAAATTAAGAAAGCTCCGCGATCTGACCTCTATGAGACACAGGTTCGTGAGTTTAAGAATTTCCTCTCGTTACTCAAATCTAAATAATAGGGAGTCAATTAAATGACTGATAAAGAAATCATCGAAGAAGATCAGGAAGTTGAACTCCACGACGAAGTAACGGACGAAGTTGTGGAAGAAGCTCATGATCCAAAGAACGCTGAGGCTCAATCAGTCGCTTCTGTCGATAAAGCAGGTGATGCTACAGGTAAGGCACCTACACGTAAGGGTGACCAAACTAAGCAGGATCCAATGCCAAAAACTAAAGCTGGAATGATCAATGCTATGTACAGTAAAATGTCTGGTATGAAAAAAGAACAGCTTATGGCAGCTTATGCAAAAATGCACGAAGAGTTTGAAGAAGAAGATGGTGTGGAAGTCGTTGCTGAGAAGCAGGACATTGCATACCAAGCTGACTTCTCCGAAGATCTGAATGCTCTTGTAAACGAAGAAGCTACACTGTCAGATGAGTTTAAGCAGAAAGCAGAAACAATTTTTGAAGCAGCTATTAAGTCTAAGCTGTCTGAAGAAATTGATCGCCTCGAAGAAAAGTACAACGAAGAGTTGTCTGAAGAAATCGAAGCGACTAAATCTGATCTCGTAGAAAAGGTAGATTCATACCTAGGCTACGTTGTCGAACAGTGGATGGAAGATAACAAGGTAGCAGTCCAGTCTGGCCTGCGTACCGAGATTGCTGAGAAGTTCATGAACAACCTTAAGGATCTGTTCACAGAATCTTACATCGAAGTGCCTGAGTCTAAAGTCGACCTGGTTGACGAACTTGCTACTGAAGTTGAGGAACTCGAAGAGCAACTCAATACTCAGACCGGCAAAGCCATCGCAATGGCAGAGGAACTGGAAGGATATAAGCGTGACGCAATCATTCGTGAAGCATCTCGTGACCTTGCAGAAACTCAAGTTGAAAAACTTAAGTCTCTTGTTGCAGACGTAGATTTTGATGACGAAGACGTATTCGCATCAAAAGTTGCTACTGTAAAAGAGTCGTACTTTAACAAGGCTGCGAAAATTGCTGAAGAAGTCATCGACGAAGAAGACGCCTTTGAGGTTGACACTTCCGACTCTATGGCACAGTACCTCAATGCCATTAAGAAGACATCTAAATAATAGGGAGTCCTAAAGATGCATAACGTAATTTCTTACGATAAGCTCGTCGAAAAGTGGGCACCGGTTCTGAATGAAGAGTCTGCCGGTTCTATCAAAGACGCGCACCGGAAAGCAGTAACAGCTGCTGTTCTGGAAAACCAAGAAATCGCACTGCGCGAAGAAGGCATGCTTAATGAAGCTGCTCCAGCTAACAACACTGCAAACGTTGCTAACTGGAATCCAGTTCTGATTGCACTTGTTCGTCGCGCAATGCCAAACCTGATGGCATATGATGTCTGTGGTGTCCAGCCAATGACTGGTCCTACTGGCCTTATCTTTGCCATGAAGTCAACCTTCCAGAAGACAAAGGGCGGAGTATCGAATGGTGATGAAGCACTGTTCAACGAAGCACCTGTTAACTATTCTGGTGACTCAACAACTGCTGGTAACGGTACAGGTGGTCCTTCTGGTCTGTCTGGTGTATCCGATACTGACGGTGACAGCACACTTGTTGACTCAGGTGCAGACTACACACCAACAACTGGCGATGCTTACACAACTGCAGAAGCTGAAGCTCTTGGCGATGCCACTGAGTCTTTTGCAGAAATGGGCTTCACCATTGAGAAAGCCACTGTGACTGCAAAGTCACGTGCTCTCAAAGCAGAATACACTCTGGAACTGGCACAAGACCTGAAAGCAATTCATGGTCTGGATGCTGAGACAGAGCTGGCTAACATTCTGTCAACCGAGATCATGGCTGAAATCAACCGTGAAGTAATTCGCACAATCAACGCACAAGCTAAAATCGGTGCTCGTCAGGCTAACGTTACCACTAAAGGTATCTTTGACCTGAGCTCAGACGCTGATGGCCGCTGGTCTGCTGAGAAATTCAAAGGCCTTCTGGTTCAGCTCGAGCGTGAAGCTAACGTAATCGCTAAAGAAACTCGCCGCGGTAAAGGTAACTTCATCATCTGTTCTTCTGACGTAGCATCTGCTCTGTCAGCAACAGGTATGTTGGACTACGCTCCGGCAATTTCTGCAAACCTGAACGTAGACGACACAGGTAACACCTTCGCTGGTGTACTGAACGGTCGGACTCGCGTTTACATCGACCCATATGCCGATACTGATTATATCAACGTCGGTTATAAAGGTACGAACCCATATGACGCCGGTCTCTTCTACTGCCCATACGTTCCGCTCACAATGGTACGTGCGGTTGGTGAAGATACCTTCCAGCCGAAAATCGGCTTTAAGACTCGCTATGGCATGGCATCCAACCCATTCGTTGGTGCAACACCATCTAACGGTCTGGCATCTAACCGTACTAACCAGTACTACCGTATCTTCCGTGTGGACAACATCCTCACATAAGGTATATAAAAATAA